GCTCGATCCGAAGAAACCCTACGGTGGCCAACGCTTTACCAAGTGGGAATTGCTCGAATGCTCTTTCTGCTCGGTACCAGCCGACCCTGGCGCGGCGGTGACTGCCAGAACCCAACAACAGGAGAATAAGACCATGACGAATACCCAGACACGGGCAGGCAAAAAACTTTCTGCCGCCACCCAAAAGCAACTTGATGATGCCAATGACCATTTGCAGCGCGCCATGGAACGGCATAAGGCGCTCGGCGACCAGATCGACGAGATCAGGGATATTGACGGCGATGATGGATCGCACGCCGATCTTGCCGATTTGCATGAAGACACACACGATACACACCGCGCTTTGGGCCGGTCTTTAAAGGCCTGTCAGCGCTGCATTCGTGCGGTGACAAAAAACCCTAAAGCCAAAGAACCCAAGGATTACTTCGACGACGAAGAAGAGGACACCGAAACATCCGCCGGTGACGGCGATGATGACGATCAACGCAGCGCCGAACTTCGTCGCCGCAAAGCCGAGCTTCGCGCCTTGTCACAAAAATCCTGACTTTTCGACAGGCACTTAAGTTGTGTCTGTCGATGCCCGCAAAGCCCTTGGGCAAGGCGCATTAGACCGTCGTGATGACGGCCTGTCCCTCTAGATGGAGCCCAACTATGACTAAAATCGCCGAACTTGTAGCCCAACGCGCCCGCGCCTTTGATGAATTCAAAACGCTGGCCGAAAAATCGACCCTCAGCGAAGCCGAACTGGCCGAGTATGAGACCAAGAAACGCGCCGTCACCGACCTTGACGCTCAAATCGTCCGCGCCAAGGAAGCGCAGGCGCTTTCCGCTGCCACGGCACAACCGGTGGCAGGACAAGACAATCCTCCGGCCAAAGTCGCGGCAACAGTCGAAGAGGATCGTTACATCAAGGAACGAAGCCTTGTCATCGGTGGCGCGGCCAAGATGATGGCTTACGGCGGCGGCAATTTGTTCAATGCCCGTCAGGCCTCGCACGAAGTCTATGGTGAAAGCCATCCGGTGACCCGCGCGCTGGTGGCCTCGACCGGTCCCGCCGGTGGCTTCATCGTGCCGCCGGATTACATGAACGAGGTCATTGAACTGCTGCGTCCGGCGGCGGTGGTGCGCGGCTCTAACCCGCGTGTCATCCCGATGCCGCGTGGCACGATGACCTTGCCCGGTCAGGCAAGCCCCGCGACGGCCACCTACGGCACGGAAGGCACGCCGCTTGCCTCGTCGCAGCAGACGCTGAAACAGATTGTTGCCAGCTTCAAGAAACTGACGGCGCTGGTGCCGATCTCCAACGATCTGATGCGTTACGCCGATCCGGCCATCGACGCGCTGGTGCGCGACGATCTGGTTGAGGTTATCGCCTTGCGAGAAGATTTGGCCTTCCTGCTCGGTGACGGCACACAGGCGGCGCCGATGGGCTTCACCGGCTTCGCCAATGCCTGGGCTGTGTCGCAAGGCGGCACGGCGGGCGTGTGGAGTTCGACCGCTGACTCGACGGCGGCGGTCAATGGCGCAGCCAACAGTGCGCTGATCGGGCAAAACGGCGGCAACTTCATCACCTCGAACGAGACCTATAGCGAAACCACGGTGGTGAATGAATTGACCGGCATGATTAACCGGCTCGATACCGCCAATGTCGGTGACAAACGCCGCATGTGGTTCATGCATCCGCGAACCTACAATTACCTGTTCGGCTTGCTGAACGGTCTCGGCCTCTATGTGTTCCGCGACGAATTGTCGAAAGGCACGTTGTATGGCTATCCGTTCAAGAAAACCACGCAGATCCCGACCAATATCTGGGACACCACCGGCACCAACAAGGATTGCTCGTTCATCATCTTGGCCGAGATGACCGAAGCGATGATCCTTGACTCGATGAGCCTGGAATTGGCGGTCTCGCGCGAAGGCACCTACACCGATGCCAATGGCAACACGGTGTCGGCGTTCCAGTACGACCAGACGCTGATCCGGGCGATTACCGAACATGACTTCCAGCTTCGTCACGATGCGGGTTGCTCGGTTCTGCAATTCGTTCGCTGGGCGCCTGCAGTTCAGTAATAGTCGCTTTCAAAACCATCCCCCTTAAAACCAAACCTCAAACCCTGGAGAAAAATCATGTCTTTCGCTCATGTTCATAATGTCGGCTCCTATATCGTGCCGGTCACCAGCGTTTTCCCGGAAAGCGCCGCTGCCGGCACCATTAATGGCGCCAGCATCGACCGTACGCTACATAATCTGCCGCAATCCTGCGTGCTGCATCAGGTGGTGGGCGCCGAAACCGGCGCACCCAACACGACCAGCGTGCAAACCACGCTTCAGCACTCGCCGGACAACGCGACATGGAGCAACTACCAGATCGGCACCGCCGTGCAGCAGACGGCGGCGCTCACCGCGGCCAATAGCGAAAACACAGCGGCCATTGATCTGGCGGGAGCCTATCGCTTTATCCGGGCGGTAACGGCAGTAGCCTTTACCGGCGGCGCATCACCCACGGTTCTGGTCGCCGCCGATATCATCCTTGGCGGCGAACGCGAACTGGCGGCGGTGTAAACGATGAAGATGGTCGAATTCACCCGCGACATGCGTCCGCAGCGCGCGGGTGAAAAACGGGTCGTGCCGGATGCGGTGGCCGAAAAGCTGATCGCCGAAGGCAGCGCCAAACCTTGCGTCAGCGTGTTCGACAAACCGCTGCCGCAAGGCGTCGGCAAACCCTACCGTACCCGCAAGCGGAGTTGATATGTCCGTTCGTATCGTCACAACTGTTGTTACGCCAGCGTCGAGTTACGACCTGACCACGCTGGCGAACATCAAGGATGATCTGGCGATACCGAATACGGATACATCAAGCGATACGACGCTGGCCCGGTACATCACCGAGCAATCGGCGCTGGTGGCACAATATTGCAACCGCGTCTTTCCGATTGAGACCATTCAAGATGTGATCTATCCCGACCGTGACCCGTATCCCTATCAGGTGACGGGAATGTTGTCTGAACTTCAGCTTTCCCGCTGGCCGCTTGTGGCTGTCACTTCGGTAACGGATACGGTCGCGGTTAATACCAGCAACACACTTGTTGCCGGTACGGACTTTGCCGTCGACGCGGCGCGCGGCTGGCTGACAAAGATTGATCCGAACACCGGCTACCCGACCGGCTGGAGTCCTGATCAATATACGGTTCAGTACACGGCAGGATATTTTGAAGCTGGTTCCGGCGCGCCGCCCGCCGATCTGGAAATGGCCGTGCTGCGCATGGTCACGGCTCGTTTCAAGGCGCGGGGACGCGATCCTTATCTGCGCAGTCAGGGCGAACCCGGCGTCGGCAACGAGCAATACTGGATCGGCGCCTTGCCGGGACAGACCGGGCCGTTTCCACCCGATATCGCCGCCATGCTTGAAAAATACCGCGTACCCCTCGCAACCTAACATGGCGATCTGATTATGGATTTTGATGCCGTTATCACCGGCGACCGCGCCATTCAGGCGAGTTTTGCCAAATGGCCGCAGGAGATTCACGACAGCCTTTACCAACGTATCGCAAGGCTAACCGATCAACTTCATGCGCGGGTGGTGGCGTCGGCGCCGGAACGGACGGGCAATCTTAAAAACGAGATCATTGCCAAACTTTACGACAATCCGGAAAGCATCAAAGGCGTCGTGACGCTGGCAGGAAAACTTGACCGCAACGAATATATCAAGGCCGCCGCTTTGGAATATGGCGCGCATGGCACGGCGCGAGTCAAAAAATACAGGCGCACGATCACCGAAGCCTTCGGGCGCGATATTTCGCCGACACGCATCAATGTGAAGGGATATCCGCGCAAGGTGAATATCGAGGAATATGCCTTTCTGCGCGGCAGCCTTGCCGGAATGGAAGATATCGCGGTGGCCGAAATGACTGCGGCGATCAACGATATCGTCAAGGAATAATTGATGCGCGAAGAGATTATCGAGGCTCTGTTTCAGCTTGCGCTGACGGCCACGACCTTCAATACCAGTAACCGCCGCCTACAATTATGGAGCAAGGTCGCTTCTTTTCCCGCGCTTTTTATTCAATCAACCGGCACCCATTATCCGCCGCGCGACGCGCGGGGCTTGCCCCCTAAACGCACGATCACCGCCGAACTCTGGGTCTATACCGATGTCGGTAAAGACCCCAATGCCAATCCCGAACAGGCGTTGAACGAGATTATTGACGCTATCGAGAGCGCCCTATCGCCCCAGATCGTCGGCGGCGTGCAAACCCTCGGTGGTCTGGTCTCACATGCCTGGATCGAAGGCGAGATCGAGCAATTCCCTGGTGTGCTGGACGGCATCGCCAAAGCCATCATTCCCGTCAAAATTCTGGTTCCCTGATCTTCCGGCCAAAACCGGCAGAACGCCCTGACACGCCCTTCGGCAAGGCATCCGCACCGTCGTGATGACGGCGCATCCCTTTGATGGAGTTTACCCATGCTGCAGCAATATAACTTTGGCGTCGGGACGTTGTTCCTGATACGCACCGATATCGCCGTGCCTACACCCGTTCGTGTCGGCACGCTTCAGGACGTCAGCGTCGATATGTCGTTCCAGGTCAAGGAACTGTACGGCCAGATGCAGGCGCCCGTCGCCGTGGCGCGCGGCCAGCAGAAAATCACTGGCAAAGCCAAGATCGCCAACCTCAACGCCCGTCAGTTGAACGACGCTTTTCTGGGTCAAACGCTGGCGGTGGGTGAGCAAATTCAGATCGTCGATGAAGGCGGCCCTAACGGTACGGTCATCCCGGCAACACCCTACCAGATTATCGTTGCCAATGGCGCGTCGATGTCGTCAGGGAGTCCCGGCGTCGATTGCGGCGTTTTTAATGCCGGAACAGGCATTCAATTAACCCGTGTCGCCTCGGCACCGGCGGCAGGCCAGTATAGCTGCGACATGACGACCGGCACCTATACTTTTGCCGCCGCCGATGAAACGGCAGGCGACAAGGTCATTATCTCTTATGCTTATTTCGAGATGACGACCGGTAATCGCATCACGGCGGTCAATCAGTTAATGGGCGCATCGCCTCAATTCCGCATGCAGCTCGGCAACAATTATGCCGGGAACAATGTGGCGCTGACGCTCTACGCCGCCATTCCGACCAAGATGAGCTGGGATTTCAAGAACGAGGACTTTACCGTCCCCGACTTCGAATTCTCGGCCTTCACCGACAGCCTTGGCCGCTACTTCGACTGGTCAAGCACGCTGTAAGCAATTCTCCGTCCCTTCACAAAAAGGAATCTATCGATGCACAAAGACGAGACTATTACGCTGGGCGGCCAGGAATTTCCCGTAGCCCCTTTGACCTTGGGACAATTGCGTCAGGCTGGCCCCGCCTTCACCCGCATCGGCATCGATACGCCGGAAGGCATGGGTGCACAGTCGACCATCATTTATCTCGCCATGCAGGCCGCCAATCCGAAGGTCACGGCGGCTGACGTCGATAGCATCCGGGGCGTCACATTTCCTGAATTGAAAAAAGCGGTGGAGGTGGTGGCGAAACTCATGGGCGTTGAAATGCGGGCTATCGAGCCGGGGGAAGCGCTGCCGGCTGCGCCGGCAAATCCAACGAGTCCGGTGGCACCGGCAACAGCGTCACCGACCTCGACTGGATCGACATCTATGGCGGCTTGATGACGGCGTGCGGTTATACCGTGGCCGAAATCGATGCTCTGCCATTTCCGGCTTATCTCGATCTTCTCTCCTACTGGCGCCGCAATCCACCCGCGCATACGCTGCTGAAGTGGTTCGTGGGCTTCAAGGCTTGAACCATGTCCTCAAATATTGAAGTCCAGGTAACAGCCAAGGTCAACGACCTGACCGCCAATCTTGCCCTGGCGCGGGCGAATCTGGCCTCCACGACAGCGGAATTGCGCAGCTTTGCCGCGCAAATGCGCGAAGCAGGTGGTTCGGCATCCCAGGAATTGCGCAACGGGCTGGCCAGCGCAGCTGTAGCGGCCAACAGCGCGCAGTCGAGCGTGAGCCATTTACGCGCCGAGCTTGAACAGAACCGGGCGGTGCTTGCCCGCTATTCGGGCGAAGGCGAACATAACGCGCAAATCTTCCGCGAGAAAATGGTTCTCGCCCATGAGACCCTGATCGGCTCTTACAAGCGTGGCGCCGGTTCGCTGATTGTGCTTTCCGAACTCACCGGCGGGTTTGGGGGCGTCCTTTCCACTCTGTTCAGTCCGGTCACGGCTGTTGCGCTTGCCGTCGCCACATTAGCGGCGGGGTTTGGCAAGGCTCTGATCGCCGCCGAACGCTGGGGTGAAACTTTCGGTGAAGTGCAGGCGGCGATGGATGCCACGGGTGCCAGTATCGGCACCAGCAAAAGCCAGATCGCCTCTTATATCGATGCGATCCGCCAGTTGCATGGCGTCAATACCGATACCGCCGCCCAGATGGTCGAAATGTTCGCGCGCGAACGCGATATCGGCACCGGTTCTTATGTGGCGCTCGGTCAGGCTGCCGCCGGTTATGCGCGTGTCACCGGCACCGAAGTGCCGCAGGCGACGCAGGAACTGATCTCGACACTGAATGGCGGTTATGACGGCCTCACGAAACTGGATGAGCGATTTTCCTTCCTTTCAGTAGCCCAGGCGCAGGCGATCCATGATTTTGAAGAGAACGGACAGAAAGCGCAGGCTTTTGCCATCGCCATCAGCGCCTTGCAGGCAAAGTTCGGCCCGCTGGTCAATGATGGTCTGACGCCGCTGCAGCAAAGCACGAACGACATCAAGGATGCGTGGCAAAATCTGGTGCGTGTCATCAGCGACAGCACATGGCTCAATGCCATCGATGCCGGTATCGCCCATGTCATCGAAGGGCTGGCCTATCTTCTGAACGGCTTTCGCAGCGTTAAACAGGAAATCTCCAGTTTTTCAGCGACAGCATCCGTTCCGGCAGCCGGTACGCCGACATCGATTGGCTCCTCAAATGATGCACAGGAGCAGCTGCGTATCCTGCGGCAAATTCAGGACGAAAATTTAAAGCTTAAGGCTGACGATGCCGAGCGTGGCCGTATCAAACAGGAGTTGGCGCGCGACGAAGAAGCGCTGAAAACCGCCACAGGCGGCGAAGCCGATATCATCCGCGACAATATCGCTTTGCTGCAACGCCAGCAGCGCGAGCTTAATAATCGCGTTGGCGCTGGCCAGATGCAGGATCTGCGCGACCAGCTTGAACAAGAGTTGTCCGCCAAGCGCCTCGTTGGCGATCAGGAAAAACAGTACGACCTGCAATACTGGCAATCGCACCTTGCCCAGGTGCAGGCCGGATCCAAAGCGGAAATCGAAATTCGCAAAGAAATTGCCTCGCTGCAGCACGATCTCAATACCAAGGCGTTAGCCGACGAGTGGCAGAATTTTTCCGAGAATATGCGCCTCAAGATCGAGGCTTCGAAAAGCAATGTCGGGCAGCAGATTGCGCTGGCCGACCAATGGGTCAAAGAAGGCCAGTCGCTCTACGGCGACGACATCAAGAACTACAAGACGGCGCTCGATGAAAAAACGCGCCTCATGCAAGAGCAAATTCAGGATGATCGCAAGATCCGTGAGATTGCCCTGCAAAGCAAAGCGGAAATCGATAAGATCGATCTCGCGGGTGCGCCAGCCCCAAAGGGTAAGAGCAGCATAGTCGACTCCCTTTTTGGAGACGTCGATGGTTCGGGCGCTAAAGCCGATCTTGACCGGCATATGGATGCGCTGAAGGCCGAATATGCCGCCAAGCAAGCCGAATTCAATGATGTCATCAATGACAGCAATTCAACCCCGGTTCAGATCGCCGAAGCTCAATCCAAGCTGGCCGTAGCCAATGAACAGTATGCCGTCGATGTCCTGAACCTCAACAAACAGGCATCGCAACAGGTGACGCAGGCATGGACGAGCGCCTTTGAGCCTATCGAACATGCGTTTGATAGTTCGATTGAAGGCATGTTGCGCGGGACGCAAACGCTGCAAGCGGGAATGCAGAAACTTGCGCAGTCGATAGTGATGAGTTTCATCCAGTCGGGCATCAAGAAGGCTTTCTCAGGTCTGTCTTCGGAATTAGCCAGCCTGACCGCTCCGGCATTCGGCGCTGGCGGTTCCATGTCGGGCATTGGCTCGGCGTTGGGTGTGGGTAAAGGCGCTGTCGGCGCTACCAGCCAAACAGCGCAAACAACCGCGCTAACGGCCAACACAACGGCTTTAACGGCGCTCACAACCTCCCTTACGGGCCATACCGCCGTCACGACCATGAATACCGCAGCGACCACTGCGGGAACGGCGGCGACCACCAGCAATACAGCTTCGCAAACCACCAATCTGGTCGGTAATACACTGCAAACCGATGCGAACACGGCGGCTGTCGGGGCCAATACCGCAGCCCTTTCGACAGAATCCGCGACCGGCGGCAGTGGTGGTGGCGGTCTCGGCGGCATAATGAGCCTTGTCGGCATGATGGCGATGTTCGACAGCGGCACGGATAGCGTGCCACGCGACATGGTGGCACAAATCCACAAAGGCGAAATCATCGTTCCGGCAGCATCGTCCGCCGATATTCGCTCCGGCAAATCCATGCTGGGTTACGGCGGCGGCCAGAGCATGACGCTTCCGAAAGGCGCTGCCGACAACATGCGCTTTGCCAATTCGAATGAAGCGCCCGGTGGAAGCACGATCAACAATTCGAAAACGTCAGGCGACACCAATTTCCATTACGCACCAACGATCAACGCCAAAAGCAATGTCGATCTGAATTCCGTTCTGACGCAACAAGGATCAACCATGCGGCGCTGGCTGACCAATCAGGCGCGGAATGGCTCGTTCAAGAACTGATGCTTTCGGAACGACTTTTGATTATATGATTTCATCTTCAGTGTCGTCTGTATCGGGAATATCAAAATGGCAATTTGGATTACCAATCAAATTCATTAGTTTGAGCCTATCCCCTGGTTTTTCGAGATCGCTATAAAGGGTTTCTAATTCACCTATAATATGCGCCTTGGCCGCATCTGATCGGAAGCAATCACAATAGTCGATCGCAAGTTCAGGATCGAACTCCAGAGGTTCTATCGAGCGCATAAAATTCAGACAACCTGACTCTAGCTTTGTGTTCATAAAGAATAATAGCAACTCTTTCCATAAGACGTCTTCGGCAGGAATATCGGCATCGCCAAGGAATATAGTTTCAGCCCTCGACCCGGAACGTAGTTCGTATGTGTACAAGTTTAGAGAACGAGCTTTATCCTTCACTACCTCAAACAGCTCATTTGAAATCTTCGTTACGATTTTTCGAATGTATTTTCGGTATCTTTCGCAATTTTGAATGCCAGTTAGTGGCGACTCTTCTGGGACAACCTCTAGGTATTTGCTGAGAAAGTCGCAAACGCTCTTTTTCTCCTTATTTGGGTCATACACAGACGACAGCGCAAATCTGTCATAGCGAATTGATTTGTAGAAATTTCCAAGGATGGCAAGAAACTCATTATGCTCATTACCCAAATTTAATGTGGCATGCGCCTTGACACGTTTCATCAACTCCAAGTGAGTATGCGTAATAAGAGACTTCTCAAGTGCCGCTTGGTCAACGGTATCATTGTGTTCCGCGAGCACAACTGCAATTTTTAACAAACGTTCAAGACCAACGGAAAGGTTATAAAGAAACTCAAAAACTTCGTCGGCATAGCTCAGTGTCTGCATTTCATGAAATCGGCGAAGGCCATTATAAATAAAGGAGCCGGAGACACTAAGTTCATCTCCAAGATTAAAATTTTTCCACACCTGATGTGTGTTCATTTTTTCAGACATGGCAAACCACCTTGGTAACCATTTTGGTTAAAAATTGCGTCACTCGATCCTGCATAACAAAAATCAGGCAAAAAAACTATGTCTCTCATCAAATGCGCTGGGTTCGATTACCTGACGCCGCTTGCGCCTGCCTCGGCGTTGGCAAGTCTCGGCTTTACCAATGCCACGATCTTTCCTGGTCAGGGTCGTGCCGGTGGGGGCGCTGCAAGGCTAGGACAAGCTAATTTGCCGTCACGGCTTGGCACCTTCTATTGCGGTTTTGCCATTTACAATCCGACCAATGTGACCGTCAGCTTTAACGACACGACCAAAGGCACAAATTTCAGCCTTAAATTTACTTCCGCTGGCGCCATTATCTTCACGCCGCAAGCATCCGCCAATGCGGTGGCTTCGGCACCGATGGCGGTTATCCCCGGTGCCATCTGGCAATACATCGAAGTTTACGGCGTGATTTCGCCGACCGCCGGTGCATGCACGGTTCGCGTCAATGAGACGGTGGTTCTTTCGGCGGTGTCTGCGAATACGGCTTCGGGCAGTTCACCTGTCTCAACCGGCGTCGATCAGCTTGATTTCGGGTCTTTAGGTGCCGATCTCGTCGATGATTTTTATATCTGCGACAATTCAGGATCATCGCTGAATAATTTTCTCGGCAATGTCCGCGTGCCGGCGCAAACGCCGAATGGCGTTGGATCATCAACGCAATGGACGCCGACCGGCTCGGCATCGTTCAACTGGCAATTGGCCAGCAATCCCTACATGGACGATAGCTCTTACGTCTCTTGTGCGACACCCGGCGATATCGATCTTTACACGCTCTCGCCGGTGGCGAATGCGCCGCAAATTCTCGCGGTGCAAAGCATCATTGTGGCGAGGCATGACGATAGCGGCCAACGCCAGGTCAAATCCGTCATTCAATCGGCATCAACGCAAGCGATGGGTGCGGTGGTCAATACCAACGGCACTTATGCGGGTCATACCGACATATTTACGGTCGATCCCAACACCGGCAGCAGCTGGACTTACGGCGCTGTGAACGCGCTTCAGGTTGGCGCTGAACTCGTCACCTAAAACATGGCAGCCCGTATCGATTTTGTCGCTGCCGAAAGCGCGGCCAAAGGCACCGCGCCTGTTCGCCTGAACCTCGCGGCATCGGAAGCCATCACCAATCAAACGGCTCCGGTTCGCCAAGTCTATGTGGGGGTGGAAGCCGCGGCCAAAGGCGATGCGCCAGTTCGGCTCGCCTATCTCGTTATTGAATCCCTTGTTCCTGTCGGGAGTCCGCCCACCGTGAGTACAGAAAAATTCCCCCTATTGCCAGGGCTGACATGGAGCGTCCATGTCGCGCCGAAATTCAACACCCGTGTCGCAAGCCATGTATCGGGGCGAGAAATCCGCACGGCATGGCAACAATACGCGATCTATGACCTGACTTTAAGTTTCGACTTTCTGCGCGGCGATAGCACGCAGGAAATCGAAACCTTGCAAGGCTTCTTTCTGGCACGTCAGGGCCAATACGATACTTTTCTGCTTGATCTCGGCGCTGTCACGCAAAACATGGCTGATAGCTATGTGACGATGGGGACGCAAGCAACCGGCGATGGCGTTACGACCGTCTTTACGCTGCAACGCACGGTCGGCGAAGCGTCCGAGCCGGTGGGCTATGTGTTTTCGGCTGATCTATCCGCCGTTTATGTCGCCGGAACCTTGCAGGATCCAACCAGTTATACTTTTGCATCCCCCAATATGCTGACCTTCAACACGGCTCCCGCCAATGGCGCGCAGATCACGGCGTCATTCCGTTATTACATGGTCTGTCGCTTTGCCGCTGACACGCAGGACTTCGAAGAGTTCATGGCAAACCTATGGACGCTGCATGAACTGAAACTGACGACGGTAATCCCATGAAAACTGCTCCCACCGCCGTCATATCCGCGCTGGCAAACAACCGCGAGCTGACCTTTTCCGATTGCTTTACGGTCACTCTCGCCGATGGAACGATTGCCCGATACACGAACGCCCAATGTACGGTCACGATCCCGCAAAGCGGCGCACCGGCGCTGGTCTATGTCGCTGGCGATGTGCTTATCGACGGTCTCAAGCTGAAACAGACCTGCGGCGTCGATATCGACGAACAGGAGCTGGACATATCGTTCAAGCCGACATCGACCATTGCCGGTCTGTCATGGCCGATTGCGGTGCGCGAAGGCCGTTTTGACGGTGCCACGATTGAGCGGGCGCGCGCAGTGCTGACGGAACCGGGTGGAACGGTGATCGGCGGCGCAGCGGTGATATCCTTCCATGGTCTCGTGGCGACCGTCGATAATATAGGCCGCCTAAGCTGCAAGATGACCGTCAAATCCATGCTGAACAAGTTGGCGGTCGATATGCCGCGCGATATCTGGCAGCCGAATTGCCTTAACACGCTCTATGACGGGCTTTGCACCATGGTCAAATCGGCCAATGGGACATCGGGTACGGTGGGAACCAGCCCCAGCCTCACCTATATCCCCTGGTCGGGATCGGCAACGGACATTTACGACCAAGGCACCATCACATTTGAGAGCGGCGCCAATGTCGGTGTCTCGCGTACGGTGCGGCAATCGACAACATCCGGCCTGACCCTTTCCCGTCCGCTCGATTATCTGCCCGCCGCTGGGGATAGCTTCGTCGTTTACAAAGGCTGCGACAAGACGATGGCGACATGCCAGGGGCGCTTCAACAATCTCGCCAATTTTCGCGGCTTTCCCTTCGTGCCGCCGCCCGAACTCTCGATGTACTGAAACAGAATGTCGGAACAAGAACAACGAGCCGCCGTGGTCGCAGAGGCACGGCGCTGGATCGCCACGCCCTATCATCATCAAGCCGATGTGCTGGGCGCAGGCGTCGATTGCGGCATGTTGCTGGTACGGGTCTATGTCGATACCGGCATCGTCCCTGCCTTCGACCCCCGTCCTTATTCCGTTCAGTGGCATCTGCACAAAGATGACGAGCGTTATCTCGGCGCGATGATGGAATGCTCCACGGAAGTGGAAGCGCCGGAACCGGGCGATATGGCCGTATGGAAGATCGGTCGCGCCTATGCCCACGGCGCCATTGTCGTCGGCTGGCCTCTGATCGTCCATGCTTATCGACCCGAAGGCATGGTGGTCGAAACCGATGTTTCTCTGCCAAGTCCACTTTCGGAAAATAAGAACCGTCGTTATTTCAGCCCTTGGAGGCGTCCATGAGTTGGCTCTTCGGTGGTGGAAAATCGGCAAAGCCTGAATTCACCGACATCTCAATCAATACGTCCATCGCCACTTTGCCGGTGCCGATGATCTGGGGCTGTGCCGCTGGCGCAATCAACCTGCTCTGGTACGGCAATTTTCAGGCGATTGCCCAGAAACAAAGTGGCGGCAAAGGCGGTGGTTCCGGCTGCTTTGCGCCTGAAACGAAGGTTTCGACGCCGCAAGGCCAGCGATATATCGAAGACATGCGCCCAGGCGATCCAATCTGGTGCGTGGATCCCAAAACCGGACAAAAAATTCAAGGTCGCGTCCAATTGACGCATAAACACGATGTGGCGAACGACAGCCACGACCGCATGCTACGCATCCATCATGAAGACGGCGTCCTGCATGTCACCGAGAACCATTA